TGCTGCGTTGGAACTGAAACAATATTTGATTCAGCCGCAGGGAGGCCCAGGGGATTCTCAACGAACGCCTTCAAGCCAACCGAAGCCAGGGATGCCGAAGGCACAGCAGGGAGTGCAACAATAAAAATCATAATCAGGAGGATTTTATATGACTTTCAGTGAAGCGTTAGATGCAGTTAAAAAAGGCTCAAAGATTCAACGTGCAGGATGGAACGGTAAGGGGATGTATGTCGAATTGCAGCGTCCCGACGAACATTCAAAAATGTCATTACCGTATTTGTATATGAAAACGGCAGACAACAATCTCGTCCCTTGGCTCATCAGTCAGACTGATGCACTTGCCGAAGACTGGACGATTCTTATTTAAAAGGGCTTGGCTGCCTAAAAAACAATCAACCGTTGCGACGGTACAAGGCTAAACCATAATATCTAATTTGGTGGAATTCCACCAAATTAAAAAAGGAGGATTAAATTGCCCATATTCGAATTTAAATGCAATAAATGCAGACGCGTAGTTGAAGAAATGCACCCGGTAACCGCTATACCGGAAAAGGTAAAATGCAAGTGTGGAGGTATGGCCAAGAAGATCATCAGCCGGGGTGCCATTCAATGCGATAGCGTCAATGACGTACCTTGGCTCCCTTCCGCCTGCCAGACCTTACAGAAACACGGGGAACCGCCGTTGCAAACACGAGGGGAGTACAACAGGTATTTGAAGGATCACAAATTGTGTTGCATAGGATAATCATGGACAACCAGCAAAAGACCGATGCTATATTAAAAAAAGCGCGAGACAAAATAAATAACTTGATTTCTAATAAGTTAAGCGGGAAAATAAACATAACGCTGGAAGTCAATGTAACCCAAGGGGCCATTGGTTCCGCGTCGATTATCAACAACTCGAAGGAGAGTATAGATTTAAAGTAAGACATAACGGGGACTGATTAACCTTTTATTGAGGAATTAATGAGCCCGGAATTTGTGAAACGCAGCAATGCGCCACAGGTTCCGGGCTTTTTTGTTTTTTTACAACCACATATCGGGCAGCTCATCCATCCGGTCCGCAAGGGCAGCCGGAAATCCAAATGAGTCCGGGAAATGGAGAATTGAAATGGCAGAAGAAGGCACAGCAGGAACAGACGGACAGGGCGGCGCAGAGCAGGGAATAGCAGGGACTTCGTTTAAGAGTCCTGAAGAACTGGCAGCGGCATATCTCAGCGAGACAAACCAGAGGGCGAATCTGGAAAAGAAACTCGGTGAACAAGGAAATGAGCTGGGTTCCTTACGCAAGCAGACCGAAACCCTGGCCACGACACTGAAAGAGGCGTTCGGGAAGAAGGCGGAACCGGCAGCCAAGGGACCGGATTACACCACGGAATTGTCCAAGATCGAGCAGGAGATTCAAAGCCTCGATCCGATGGCCGACGGGTACCAGAAAACCCTTTCCACATTGGTGTCCAAGGCCACGAAGATGGCCGCAATGGACCAGCACGAGAAAACGCTGAATGCAGCCGGCGAGATGATGAAGAAAGAACTGTCAACTCGCGACACCCAGGCGCAGACAAGAGCGTTTTATGATGCCAACCCGACGTTCAACACACCGGAAATGCAGGCGAGGATCAAAGAATATATCGCCAATGACAGAACCGGCATGAGTGATCCGCTGGTGGCCTTCAGAGAGATTCAGCGCGACGACATAGCGGCACAGGCAAAAACCCTGGCCGATGAAAACGCGGAAATGAAACGTGTCTTGGCTCTTCAGCAGGGCAAGGACGCAACTGGCAAGGTGATTGTCAAGGGGCAAAGTCCCGGACAGGTCACGAAACAACCAAAAGTAACCGGGAACGAATTAAACGCGCAAATGGCTGCGGCACTGTCCGCGGCAAGAGGCGCTTAATCGTTTCCGAGAAATAGGAGAAAAGATCATGGGTCTAATTAACGAACTGAACGCAACATCCAGCGTCTACTGGATGAACAAGGGACGGGCAGAAGACATTGTCAATAAGGCATCGGCTTTGCTCTGGAAGTTAATGGCCAATGCTACCGCAAATGACAATTTCGAAGTAAAAGCACACGAAACAGTCGATGGCGGCAAAATGGTGGAAGTGGCGTTGAAATACGCGAACAGCAACCACGGAGCATACGGCGCCAATACGATTATTAACCAGAGCAAGAAAAACATCATCGACGCCGCACGGTTTGGGTGGGGTGGTGCCTACGGTTCTAATACTCTCAATCTGGACGATAAAATCAAGAACTCCAATAGCGACGCTATTATTGACCTCACCAAACAGTACATGGAGAGCATCAAGGAATCGGCACGAGTTGACCTGGCTACCCAGATAATGGGCGCAAAAGGGACTACCGACGGCATCAATGGGTTGCTCGACCTGTTCAACATTACTGCGTTGGGAGTCGAAGGCGCTACTTCCGTGGAATACGGCTCAATCGCCGAATCTGCAATGGCTGATTGGAAATCCAACGTTATCACCACAGCGGCCAATATCAGCTTCGAGACCATGCAGGCCATTTTCAGAGAACCGAACATGGGCGATATCGACAGCAAATTGCCGAATTTCTGCTGCACGACCACGCTGTTGAAAGATGGGTACGAACTGTCACTGCACCCTCAGCAGAGATACAATGATGTCAGTGCTGAAATGGTTTCAGCCGGATGGCGGCATATTATGCATAAGGGAGCCTACATCGTAGCCGATGCGGGCGTCCCGACGGGTTGGCTGTTCGCCCTCAATCTTAATTACTTGATGTTCCGGGCGCACAAAGACTTTAATTTCACCGCTCCGGTCTGGGCAAGCAAGGAGATTTTGGGGCAACCTGATGTTATGTCTGCCAATACCAGATTTGTGGGAAATCTGTTCTGCACGAACAGAAAAATGCAGGTGCTTCATACAAATCTGACACCTCCGGAATAAGATTACCGGAATAATCGCAATTTAACCTTTAACCACGGGGCCGTCGCTGTTTGAGGACGGCCAGTAAAGGAGAAAATCATGGCAGAAAAAGTTTTAACAGTAGGCGGGAGAAGGGCGTCACGACCGATTTCCGATTTCCTGATGGTCAACGATTACCAGGGTCCGAAAGCAGGAACTTATTATGTTGACCTGAATGTGGCCGCAACCGGCAGTGGAAGCCCGGATCATCCTTTTGCTACGATAGCAGAGGCAATCACGGCAAGCAACGCCAGTATCGGTTTGGCTGCAAACCGTTGGTGGGCCAGACGTAACCGAATTTTTGTCTGTGGAGACGGAATTACTGAAAGCCTTACTGTTCTTCCGGAGAAATGCGACATTATTGGATGCGGATCTGATCTTGTTCCTTATCCCAGGGTCATCGGCCACCACACCATTGCATTAGCAAAAGTGGCTTGTCGGATTATCAACATGGGATTCCTGTTGGACGGAACGGGAGTAGGTATCACGATACCCGCCGGATGCCACGGATTCCAGATTATCGGCGGAATGATGCAGCCGGCAGCGGCTGGTAATACAGTTGGTGTCCAGATTACCGATTCTGCTCTTGTGCGGATTCAGGGATTTGAAATTTATCAAAACCCCGCTGCATACGGTACTGGGATTTGCGCTGTGGGGATCGCCATAGCAGGGACGGCCTCAAACCACCAGACCGTCATAGATGATTGCTATATCAATGCCACCGAAGGAATAGACGTTGTTTCCAGCGCTCCCGCTTACGATAGCCGGATTGAGGGATGCACCATTCACGCCGTTGTTTTGACCATTGATGACAATTCCGACCAGTTCCACATCATTAACAACAGGCTCATCACTAACGCCGATATAGATTCTGATCCCATGACGGGCATTGACTGCAAGAATGAATTTGCTTGCGGTAATATCATCACCGGAAGTGGGACAGAGGGGCAGGCTGACACATGGCCGCATACGCTGATTGCGTAGTAAACAATTAAAATTATAAGGAGTTTTAGCCATGAAAGATATTTATGTAAATCTTTACAGCGCGGGCGGAGTCGAAGACTATTACATCAAAGTCCCGTACCGCGGTGTCGTTAAGGGGCTCAGCGTCATAGCCAATGCCACTATGGTTGCAACCGGTACTATTGTTTTGGGCAGGGGCTCCACGGCAGTCAATACGGCAACCGCCCCGACCGGAGATACAGCCGCTGGTGTCGAACTCGCAGGCGTCCCCGACACAACCAATAAGGATCTGGTTTTTGATCCGGATTCGACCACAGTAGCAAATACCAAGATCAAGGTTTCATTTGATACGACCATTCTTGGCGGAGCGGCAAATGTGACGCTGCTTATCAAGTACGACGAATACGCGACCGTAGCGCAGGCGGCGCTCGAAGAATAAATAAACCATTAAACCACGTCCCCTCTTCTTCGGGAGAGGGGATTTCTTAAAGGGTACTCAATGGCCACATTATCCTCTCTCGTATCCGCAATTGACAAGATAATTAAAGACGACTCCTATGACTTGGTATCCTGCATAAATGAGGCGGTCAATACCATTGCCGGGGGTATCCGAATGCCGGATGGTTCAACATCTCCGCCTCTACCTGACCTCTACAAATCGGACACCGTGGCTACTACGGGCCTGGCCTATGTTTCCCTACCGACAGACTATCAGCGGAATGTTTTCAACGTATTTGACACGTCATGGAATAAGATCGAACCGGTCCGGGGCGGAGGTTATTATTCGTTCAACCTTTTTCTGAAGCAGATAAGCAACTTGTCTCTTGCCGAAACTGGTTCAATTTATGCCGTGTGCATCAAGGGATTAAAGCTTTACTATCAGGGGATCCCTTCGGCTGCTGCAAATATCGGATTACATTACTATCGCAAGCCGGTAGCCATGGCGCTGGACGGCGACACGCCTGATGGCATACCTGATCATCTGGCTGGTGACTTAATAAAGCACTGGGTCATTAAAGAGATCATGGGTGAACAACTAGAAGCTGGCGTAACGGAACCATCGCGTGGTTTTGAGTATCACACGCGACGGTTTTATGAGCGAATGAATGATATGTGCGATTACGTCGGCCAGGATGGCGAACCGCAGTATTACGGAACCGATGCCGATTATGATTATTTCGGGAGTATGTAATTATTTTTTCATGGTGATTAATATGCTACTATTTGAGCAAATTGAACATTTTGGTTGGGTGGGCGGGAAAAGAAACAATAGGCATTCATATAAGTGGGCAAAAAAGATGAAACACCGGGCGGAGAGACGCGCGGCAAGAGTAAAC